AGGGATACTGGACGAGGTCGAGGCCACCACTGGACTCAAACGAGATAGTGGAGCCCTATTCGAAGTGGAAAGATGCGTGTTTAATGTAATTTTGCTGTCACAGTGTTCAACAACTGAGCAGCTCATTTTGCAGATGGCATCTGGCGCACACGAGTACTCTGGTATTAGCGTCTTAAGCTCAATCAAGAAAGCTTTTGATGCTACATTTGGTGGTATCCAACCGGAAAGTATCGGGAATAGCTTTGTGGAAACATTACGCTCCGCAGTTGCTAATTGGAAAACCGTAAAGAGGAACCAAGTTTTCGAACATCTAAATTTCATTATTAGTTGTGCTATTTCACTTCAAATGTGTTCAGCTGCTAAACTATCATGGAGTTTTAATGGTTTCGAATTGTATCGAGCGAAAGCTCTACCGCGCACAATGAATGCGCCCAACTTGGTAACATCGATCCTTGATTCGATTCTATTCTTTGTCGAAACTGGTTATAAATGTTTCACAACTGGGAGTATCACTCCTTTGTTTTATTCAGAAGATGAGATCACTTCATTTGAAACTGATTACTTCTTTCTTTTACAACACATTGAAGACATTCAAACTGGGAACTACACGAGTAGAACTGGTCAGCCGGAAAATCACTATGCCCGCATACTCCAAAAATGTGAAGAGAAAATTGATTTGTTGCATGGTAATGCGACGGATCCAATGATCAAAACACAACTAGGGGTCTACAGGAGGACAATCAAAGGTATCTCCACCACTTATAACACCTTCAGAAATGGAGCTGGATTGCGAGTGGTCCCAGAAACCGCGTTGTTCTTTGGTGATACGGGTGTTGGAAAATCAACGCTATATCGTGCGTTCATTGAGATATTCTGCGCTGCTAATAATATCGAATACTCGGACGAGTTAATCGGTTATTTACAGGAAGGTGCCAACTTCATGGATGGTTGGAAGACATGCTTCATTGCTGCTGTAGGAGATGATTTCTGCAACACTAAGGCAGAGTGGCTAGACAAGAGTCCTTTGAGGGACATCATTGATATAGCTAACCCAGTACCAATGGCCGCGCCTCAAGCTGAAGCCCACTTGAAGGGCAAGGTGCGAGTCGAGCCGAAAGTGTTTGTTTTAACTTCCAATAAGGAAGATCTCGATGCCGGGAAATATTCCAATAAGAAGAACTCTGTTCTTCGACGGATCAGATGGCATATAACAGTAACAGTGAAACCGGAATTCACCCACAATGGAGGTCACATGCTTGACCAGGATAAAGCTAACGCTTGGAACGTTAGGCGAACTCCTGAGGAGCGCAAGATCCCAGATTTCTGGATACTACATGTCAAGGTTGGGAAATTCTCCACCGCACCTGATGGCTCAGACATCTTTGAAAAAGAGTATGCTGAACCATGGATGCGACGTGGGATATCCTTCCCTGAGTTCGTAAAGTGGTATGTTCCTAAAGCTCGTGAATACTACCAAGGCCAACTAAAATTGGTCGAGTACGCCACAGCGAAGATTGGTCCCATGCAATGGTGTCAGAAGTGCGACGTGCCTAAAGCTATATGCTCTTGCGCGAAAAACACTCCTGCATCTAATAATGCGACCAGCAGTAGTGGCTCCACGAGTTGGTTCAGTGGATGGTTCGGTAGATCACAAGATGGAATCGTGCCTGAAAGTATTGGCGAAACTGCACGACGGATCGACAATGTGTTGGCCAGTCCCACAGACACTGCCATAAACTTTGTTATTGGTTCTTGTAAGAGTTATGCAGCTCAGGCGTTTTTACCCCTTCAGAGTAGAGGCGCACCTGTAACACTATGCACTTACTATACATTGTTGTGGTGGTTTTGGCATTCACCGTTTGTAAAGTTCACAACGTACATGCCCAATGATTGGCTACACGATTCGGAAGGAAATCCACGATGGTGGGTATGGAACTGGATCTTCGATATCATTAACCCAAAGCTCTACACTAGCCGCTGGTCTAATGTAGTAGTTTCTCTCATAACTTGTTTAGCAGTTCTCATGTTCTTCATGGGACTGGTATCAGGGTTTGACATGGACTACACATTCTCCAGTCAGTGCTATGGAGTCGGCTTCTTGTTATGGATATTCAACATCTATCTAATTGGTCGGTGCCGTAAGGTGCTCATGCTGCGTATTGCACACGAGCGGT